TGCTGCGCTTGAATTCCAAGAATAGTAACTTGTGTTAATTGGATCTGGTTGTGGTATTCCATCAAATTCGAAAGATAGTTCAATGTTGTTAAATTCGTAGTCAACACTAACGTCATTGAATATACCTCCACCTAAAGGAAAGCTATTGTCATCTTCATCGCTCCAAGTTCCTAAGTCCATTGAGAAAAATATATTTTCAGGTTTTATTGGGCAATCATCAGTTAAAATATCAAAAGTAAAAGGAACATATTGTGTTCCGGGACCAATATCAAATTCTTCTATAGTTATAAAAGTTGAATTTCCGTTATCTTCCCAAGAAGTTTTGTTGTTTTTATCTCTTTTATTTTTGTTCCATTTAAAATTGCCATTCCCATCGTTTATATATAAAACACCTTGCAACGAAAATGTAATATCTGGCATTGGTTGATCTTCGTCAGAGTTGTAAATTATTAATTGGCCACTTCCTTTTAAACGCAATCTAATATTACTTGAAAGAGATAAATTATTTGACATTTCAAATCCATTAAACTGGTTTTGAGCAGATAATTTATAATTGTCTTGTATAGGAATTATATTTCTACTATTTGTTCTATCGAATTCTCTTGTTATATTTATAAAATCAGGAAAGTATGAGCGATTCATTGAGGCTATAGTGGCAACAGTACTTTGATTTACCGTCTTGTTTATCGATAAAGCTGTTGTTGATGGATTTATAAATTCCCATGGATAACTTGATGATAAGTCATAAGTTCTCTCTGAAAAAGATGTTCCTGTATATTGGTTAACATTATATAGTCTCCATTTGCCATCAGCTAAAAAGAATCGAGCATTGAATATCAAGCAAATCTGTTCTAAAACCTCGTAATAGGTTAAACCTTCGTTGAATTTATTTGGAGAATCTGACCATTTTATAAATGCTTTGTGACTCATCCTTGTTACGTCTAATGGATCAAGCGAAGTTGCTGGAGTTCCACTGTGCATGTTATCTTCATAATAATTAACAGCTGTGGAAAGTATATCTGTTGTGTGCAAAGTTCCTCCTTGAATAATGAAAATTCCTTCAATAATTCTTGACAAATGTTTCAACATTGTTTCATATCCTTTGTCGTCGAAATATGCTATAGGGAATTGTCCTTCATAATCAACTTGAGGATTTCCATAAGTAAAGTCTTTTAGAAAACCAATTCCATCCACTGCAGTTAACTGAACTTCTGTTGGAAAAGATTCATCCGTTGTTTGACCTAAGTCTGCTAATATTGGTCCACTCCAATAATAGTTAAATGAACCTCCTTTATATATGTATATATAAAACCTTTTCTCACTTGAACTTATTATATCATCTATAACGTCCATGAATGTTTGATCTTCAACAGCACAGTTTACTTTAACCTCTGATGGAATTATTGCACTAAATACATCGTTGTCAGTTCCTTGGTATGTTAAAACAAAACCAGATCCGTAAGTGTTGAATGTTGCGGGGGAACTTGCTGAGCTTTCGTTGTCATAAATATCTATCCTCCACTGTGTTCCAGATTCACTAAAAAAATCGTTTCTGTAAACTACTGCAGGCATTATGCTCCAACTCTATTAAGATTGTTAATTGTTCTATTATTGCTCAAATGAATGTCATTACCACTTATAACGCCTTGAACTTGAACTTGCTGAGCTGTGCCTTGTCCCATGAATGATTCTAATTTGCTTAAAGGAAATATAACTTCCGGTCCAGCTTCACCAACCAAACCCATTGTTGGACCCGTAACAATACCTCCTTCGGCAAATGCTGTAATACTATTAAAAGCAGTTTTAACCATTCCTAATGCTGCACCAATTAAAGCCGGTAAAGCTATCATTCCAAGTGGTCCTAAGCTTGAAGCGTTTGCAGTTGCTGTTTTAATGGCTAACGCAGAAACCTCTGCCCATACAACATCGAGAAATTGTTTCCCCGCAGCTTTTGAAGCTTCTCCAAATTCCTTGAAACTTTCAGCGCCCATTGCTAACTCATGACCAATGGCATTTGCTGTTTCTTGCATTGTCATTAATATCCTTTCGGCAACTAATCCTTTTTCAATTATTTGGTCAAGTCCCATTCCCATTATATCGGTGCCACCCATACCTTCTCCCGTGTCAAGACTTGGTTGTGATAATTGACCGGGTGGTTTTATTGGTGCGCCACCAATCGCAAAACTGCTCATAGGTAATGAACTAATATTTACTTTAGATACTTTTTCGACTTGCGTTTTTACGTCTGCTAAAGCTTTAGCGGTTTTTTCTGCTTGCTTTTGTGTAGCCATTAAACCATCTAAATAGTTGATCAATTGTTGTTGCGCATCAATATCAGCTATAAGAAACAGCGATTCATCCTCTTCTTTTTTAGACCTAAACAATCCCCAATCGTCAACTTGGTTTTCGTATTGTGTTTGAAATTTCTCTAAGTCTTTTATTGCTTTATTATAAACTTCTTGCAATGCCATTCCTCCCGCAATGTCTTGATCCGCGAATGATTTGAATGCTACTGCTTGGAATTGTTTTTGTTCTTCTAACCAATTCCTTCTTGCTTCTCCAAGTTGAAAACCAAATTTAACTTTTTCTTGAAACGCGCCTAATAAAGTAGACATTCCGTCTATCGCTTTTTTCAATATTCCGGGAGAATCAGAAATAGATAATATAAAACCTTCCCATGCAGAACCAAGTTTCGTTATACTTCCCGCAAGATTATCTAATTGCGTTTCAGCCATTTCATTCGCAGCTCCAGAAGCGTCTTCTAAAGACAAAGTCATTTCATCTATCTTGCTTGTGTTATCTGCTAAAACAGTTGCAACGACGGCCCCTCTTTTTCCAAATAATTCCATTGCAACTTTATTCTTGTCTGTTGCTGTTGCGATCATGTTCATCGCATCTTCAAAACTCATTCCCGATTTTGATAATTCTAAAAATATGTTTCTCAGAGCCGTACCAGCTGTGGAAGCATCAACACCCGCATCTGTGATTGTTCCCAGCATCGCGGTTGTTCTTTCAACTGAAACTCCGGCACTCGCTGCGACTGGCGCAACATTACCCATTGCTGTTGAAAATTTTTCTATATCTAAGGAACTAATAGAGAAACTTTTCGCCATTACGTCAGTTACTCTCGTTGCTTCTGAAGCATCTAAATTAAATGCTCTTATTGTTGATCCTGTTATTGTTGCTGCGTTAGCTAAGTCCGTCCCAGCCGCAGCCGCTAAGTCAAGAGTTGCTTTAGTTGCATTTTGTATTTCACCAACACTGAAACCAAGTTTCGCAAATTCTGTTTGTAAGCTTGAAACTTCGCTCGCTGTAAAAGCTGTTATTGAACCTAATTTTTTTGCTGTTTCTGATAAAGCATTCATTGCGCCTTCTGTTCCTTTGTCACCAAGAACAGCTTGAAGGTTACTATTAGCTTTTTCAAAATCTTTTATTGTGAGAACGGCACTTCTAACAGCTGCCGCAAAAGCAACCGCGAATGCTACTTTGGCAGCTTTAGCGAATTGATTAAATCTTTTAGAAACGTTATCTGTTGTCTTTTTAACATTAACCATTTTAGAGCTAAAGTCTTTAATGTTAGCTCCTACTTTTACTAATAACGATGTTAAATTTTGAGGCATTTATATTTTATTTTTCAACAATATTTGTTTTATTTCTTGAACAGTTGGTGTTTTCTTTTTTGCTTCGTTTTTATCCCAATCAAATTTTATTAAATCCGTGGGCTTTAGCTTCTTACCTTTTTTAGTATGTGGTTGAAGCAAGTTTGCCGTTTGCCATCTACACCTCTCCCAATCCATTCTTTCTCTATGTTTTCTTAACTCCAAGAAACCGCTTAATTTTAAATTGTATTCATGCGGAGTCATATCCCAAAAATTATCTGGGCTAATATTAAGCCATCCAAAAGCTATCTCTTGAACTCTATCCCAATCAAACTTTGTTGATTTTTTTTGGCCTTTTATTTTTTTTTACTTTGACCCATCATTTTAGAAAATATTTCTAAAACTCTTGTCAATGCGTTGGAGTCTTCGTCTAGTAAATCTCCAACATCTTCTTTTGTCAAAATAAAGTTTGACTTAGAAACTCTTGCGCCATCTTTCAAACCAGCAAAAACTAAGTCAATAGCTATGCTTACGGGAACGTTATTTCCAAACTTAGAGATTGAACTAACTGATTCCCCACTTTCCTTTTCGAAGATTGCGAGGGCGTTAAACCCATATCTAATAGGTAAACTCTGCCCCGCAATTTCTACTTTTTCAAATTTAGCCATCTACTAAGAGATTGTTGCTTTAGTCAACGCGCCTGTTCCTTCAAAAGACACTGAATAAGTCAAGTTGTCTTCAACACCTGAACTTTGTTCTATTGATGAAATATAAGCTGCACCTGAATATTCAGCGTCGCCTGAATTACCAGTGAAACCTCCTGTTGATGCGTTGTAAGATCCAATTGTAAACTTAACATAAATTTTTGTTCTACTATTAAGCAAGTCGACAAGTGTTGCTGTATTGTCAGAATCAGTAACTGTTGAATAAGTCACAAATCCATCTGCGCTTAAGCTCCAAGACTTTTGAGCTTCTAAAATTTCTCTCCATCCTGCGCTTTGTTTGTTTGATATATCTCTAACATCCATAGACATTGAAAGGTTCGCTGTCGTTAAGAACATTGCTGTGTCGTAACTTGATCCGCTGTCTTCAGATAATTGAAGAAATACATCACTTCCGTTAATTGGTGTGGTATTTACTGCCATGATTATTTATCTTTTTTATTATTACTATTATTATTAACTAACAAATCTTTTAATTGATTTGCTTTATTTTTGCTTACGATTATCTCACTTCCAGCACAAATAACTATGTCGTGCCTTAGTTTATAATCTTTTGCTAATTTAATCTTTTTCATCTTTATATTAATTTAATTCTACTCTAAAAACGTATGTATGTGTTAAGTTGTATAGTCCATCTTGAAATTTGCCTATACTATCTAATTCACCGTTAAATTGAACGCTTTGAACTTTTACTCCGTTTGCTGTTCCAGAATATCTGTCTAAAGCTGTTCTTGCTTTAGCTGCTAAGTCTTCAACAAGAGAATAAGTCTCAGAAATAAATTCTATTTCTACCATGATTTCATCAAGCAAGCTAACGCCATTTTTTGTGTCCGATGGTGTGTTGTCAGATGTTCTATAGATAACCGCGGGCAAGTCTATAGTTTGACCAACTATTAATGGCGATATATTAGTTGTAATATCACTCACAGCTGAATCATTTTTTAATATGTTATAAATTGCTTTACCCACTTTACTCATGCTGCTAATGTTTTCTTGTGTCTTTTAAATGCTTGTTCAATTTTTTTTCTTGTTGGTCTAACGAAACCATCATACCATTGTTTCAAAGCCAGTTTAACTCTTGGCGTATTAGCAAATGGTTTTGCTTTTATTTTTATGTTTCTACCTCTTCCCGCTCTGTTAACGCCGTACTCATACCAATGAGCAAACCAACCTCCAACGTCAGGAAATCTGTATTTCCCCTTTACTCTTGGCCCAACATAAAAACCAGCCCAATTGTCAGGGCCCCATGTCAAACCTGTTTTTGATTTCCATCTAAAAACTTTAATAGAATCAATGAGTTGTTGTTTCGATGTTGTCGCATAGTCAGCTCCATCTCTTCTAACTATAAAACCAGTTCCAGATGTTGGATGTTGTTGTACTCCACCAATCTGCGCTTTTTGAACTAATGGCAAACCTTTACGCATGTAAATCATCAAGTCTTTTTTAACTTTGTTTTGGTCTGATAATTCGTTAAACATTTTCATTAACGAATCCAAACCAATCATTTCCACTTGTAAACTACTTGTGCCTTTAGCCATTATTCAAATAACATTTTTGTAACTATTCCTATTATAGATGTAAAAAATATTCCTAGCCAAATTCTAGCTGATTTTCTAA